ACCGGATGGCCGCGATTTTTTTGGTGGTCCCTGTCCACTAACTTCTGTCTGCCAATAGAAACGCTCCCTCAAAGCTTATTTATTAAGTGGTCCACTATTTAACCCTTGGCCACCAAGTAAATCTTTAATAATGTGGGATCCACTTTTGAACGAATTCCCTGATAGTGTTCACGGTTTCAGGTGTATGCTCGCCATAAAATACTTGCAGCTCGTCGAATCTACGTATTCACCGGATACACTCGGGTACGATCTTGTAAGAGATTTGATTTCAGTTGTTCGTGCGAGGAATTATGTCGAAGCGACCAACAGATATTGTGATTTCCACGCCCGTTTCGAAGGTACGACGCCGTCTCAACTTCGACAGCCCTTACATGAGCCGTGCTGCTGCCCCCACTGTCCTCGTCACAAACAAGAGAAGGACATGGACCAACAGGCCCATGTATCGCAAGCCGAGACTATACAGAATGTACAGAACCCCTGATGTGCCCAAAGGTTGTGAAGGCCCATGTAAGGTACAATCGTATGAACAGAGGCACGACATATCCCATGTTGGTAAGGTATTATGTGTTAGTGATGTCACCCGTGGTAATGGGCTTACCCATCGTGTTGGTAAGAGATTCTGTGTGAAGTCTGTTTATGTATTAGGTAAAATATGGATGGATGAAAATATTAAAACTAAGAACCATACGAACACTGTGATGTTTTTTCTTGTTCGTGACAGAAGGCCCTATGGTACTGCTATGGATTTTGGTCAGGTGTTTAACATGTATGATAATGAGCCCAGTACTGCTACTATCAAGAATGATCTTCGAGATCGTTATCAAGTTTTAAGGAAATTCAGTTCAACAGTCACAGGGGGTCAATATGCTTCTAAGGAACAGGCGTTGGTGAAGAAATTTATGAAGATTAATAATTATGTAGTGTATAATCATCAAGAAGCTGCTAAGTATGACAATCATACTGAAAATGCCTTGTTATTGTATATGGCTTGTACTCATGCCAGTAATCCAGTGTATGCTACTTTGAAAATCAGAATCTATTTTTATGATTCTGTTCAGAATTAATAAAGATTGTATTTTATTATATTTGAATGTGTTACATATTCTGTTTTTTCCAATACATCCCATAAAACATGATTACACGCTCTAATTACATTGTTAATACTAATTACACCCAAATTATCCAAATATTTCATACATTGAATTTTAAATACTCTTAAGAAACGCCAAGTCTGAGGTTGTAAGCGAGTCCAGATCTGGAAGTCCAGATAACACTGGTGTATCCCCAATGCTTTCCTCAAATTGTGGTTGAATCGGATTTGTATGTGGATTATGTCCCATGGTCTGTTGAATGGTCTCTCGTGGTGCTTGGTTATTTTGAAATAGAGGGGATTTTTGATTGTCCAAGTATAAACGCCACTCTCGCATTGAATTGCAGTGAGTAATTCCCCTGTGCGTGAATCCATGATTTGCGCAGTCTATGCCGAAGTAGTATGAACACCCACATGTTAGATCAACTCTACGCCTGCGAACTGGCCTCCTCTTGGCTAATCTGTGTTGCACTTTGATTGGTACCTGAGTACAATGGGCTGTTGAGTGTGACGAATTCTGCATTCTTGAGAGCCCACTCTTTTAATGCTGAATTTTTATCCTCATTCAAGTACTCTTTATATGATGATGTTGGGCCTGGATTGCAAAGGAAGATAGTTGGGATTCCACCTTTAATTTGAATTGGTTTCCCGTACTTGGTGTTGCTTTGCCAGTCCCTTTGGGCCCCCATGAATTCTTTAAAGTGCTTTAGGTAGTGGGGGTCGACGTCATCAATGACGTTATACCAAGCATCATTGCTGTACACCTTTGGACTCAGATCTAGATGACCGCACAGATAATTATGTGGTCCCAGTGATCTGGCCCACATTGTTTTACCCGTACGACTATCACCTTCTATCACAATACTGATGGGTCTCCATGGCCGCGCAGCGGCATCCCTCACGTTCTCGGAGACCCATTCTTCAAGTTCTTCTGGAACTTGATCGAAAGAAGAAGAAAGAAAAGGACAAACAAAAACCTCCAACGGAGTTGCAAAAATCCTATCTAAATTAGAATTTAAATTATGAAACTGTAATACAAAATCTTTGGGAGCTTTCTCCCTTAATATATTGATGGCCGCAGCTTTGGACCCTGAGTTGATTGCCTCGGCATATGCGTCGTTGGCAGATTGGCAACCTCCTCTAGCTGATCTTCCATCGACTTGGAAAACTCCATGATCAAGCACGTCTCCGTCTTTCTCCATGTAGGTTTTGACATCTGTCGAGCTCTTAGCTCCCTGAATGTTCGGATGGAAATGTGCTGACCTGCTTGGGGATGTGAGGTCGAAGAATCTGTTGTTTTGGCATTTGAATTTTCCTTCGAATTGGATGAGAATGTGCAGGTGAGGAGTCCCATCCTCGTGCAGTTCTCTGCAAACCCTAATGAATAATTTATTTGTTGGGGTTGCTAGGGCTTTTATTTGGGAAAGTGCTTCTTCTTTGTTTAGGGTGCAGTGTGGGTATGTGAGGAAGTAGTTCTTTGCATTTATTAAGAAACGCTTTGGGGGAGGCATGTTGACTTGCTCAATCGGGTCCTCTCAAACTTGGCTATGCAATCGGGGAATGGGTCTCAATATATAGGTGAGGACCTAAATGGCATTAATGTAATTATTGTAAGAAATTCAAAATTCGAATTTCGAATTGGTAAAGCGGCCATCCGTATAATATT